AAGCTATGCGCGCAAGGCTGCCAGTGCCGCCGCACGCGCCGGGGCTGCTCATGTTGAAATTCTCAAAGTCCCGCCCGATAAACCGCCCAAATGGGACGCCGCCGATGCCGTGGCTGAGGGGCTTCATGTACATGATTTTATAGCATCTGCAGAGCGATCCACCATGAAAGCGGACGCGCCAAAATCTAAATCTCAATCTCAATCCACTATCCCATATTTTACATTTGATGATTTGATAAAAGACAAATCTCCGATGCCGGATGATTTAATTTCGCCGCGCGTACTTACACCCGGCGGAATGTTGGTTTTTGGCGGCGCGCCAAAAGTTGGTAAGAGTGACTTTTTAATTGCAATGCTTGCTCATATGGCTGTGGGCGAGCCTTTTTTGACCCTGCGACCCTCACGTCCTTTGCGCGTATTTTACCTGCAAATGGAGGTTCAACTGCCATATTTGCGTGAACGTATCCAACGTTTGAGCCTTCCTAATGACGTTCGCGCCAACCTCATGCAAAACTTCGTCATAACGCCACAGGTTCGCCTGATCCTGAATGAGGATGGCATTAACCAAATTGTGAGGTCTGTTAAAGAATATTTTGGTGACAAGCCCCCAGATATTATCGCCGTTGATCCCATTCGCAATGTCTTTGATGGCGGCGGGATTGGTGGAGAAAATGACAATGATGCGATGATGTTTTTCCTCTCGCAGCGGGTGGAGGCTCTACGGGAGCAAATTAATCCCAATGCCGGGCTTATTCTTGCCCACCATACAAAGAAGGTCTCCAAAAAGCATGTGGAGGAAGACCCGTTTCAAGCGTTGAGCGGCGCTGGTTCTCTGCGCTCTTATTACACCTCCGGCATTATATTGCATCGCCCGGATGAAACCCGCCCCGAGCGTTCCTTGATTTTCGAGTTGCGTAATGGGCCGGAGATACCGCAAAAGACAGTCTTGCGCAGAAGCGCTGGATGGCATGAGGTTGATAGTGATGCCGAACGCCTTGCTATGCGCTCACAGGATACAAAAATAGATGCTCAGTGGCTACGTAAGAAGGATAGCGTTATACGCCTCATTTACAGCGAGGCTTTGCAAGGACGTGTTTATACAGCCAACCAATTTGCAGAAAATTTTGAAAATAAATCAGGCTTTGGTAGCTCTCGTTCTTTGCGCAATCGGCTCAATGTTTTAAGTGCCAAAGGTCATGTAAAGTTTTTCAAAGATGCGGAGAGTTACAACCTTCCAGCACCGCAACGTAGCCGCCAAGGATATATCTGCGTGGAAGACATGGTGCTGGGCAATGGCATGCGCATTTACCCCACCCATTTCAAGCATCCGCAAACAAGCGATGTGCTTCCCGTTGATGACCCTCAAAAATGGATTTCAGTCCATGGGGAGGGTTTATAATCATGCATATTTTAGCTTTGCCAACTGCCCCCATTTTTATTGCCTACTGCCGACTGACTGCCAACTGCTTTCCGACTGGTTTGGTTCAGACATCGCAGAAAATAAGGCTTTTTTGTAAAAATCCAGTAGGAAATTGCCCACTGCATTTGCCGACTTGCCAACTGGCTATAACTCAAGCTCTACAAGGGTTTGACGCAGTCGGCAAGTCGGCAAGATTCCCCTTACTCCTACGGAGTAATGCTGAGCTTCACCCAACAAGGGTGGAAAGCTCAGCACTCTCAACACCTCCCAAAAAACCATCTCGAAAAAAGAAAGGAAATCACAATGGAAAATTACCGTTGTCCCCTCGGTACTGCTGCCGGGCAATCACCAAAAAATGAAGAAGAACTGGAGCTAATGCGCCGCGCTGCATGGGCTAAGCAAGGTGTGCTCAATGTCACGCCCTCTGACAGCCGCCTGACATGGCCGGAGAAAGAACTCATCAAACAAATCGCCGAGAAACTCTACGGCCAGAGAAAGGAATGCAAATGCGAATAATCACCAAACCACCCGAGCCATATTGGACAGACAAAATCGTGATGGCCTACATGGAAGAGGCCGCCGAGATCCACAAATGTATCCCCGAAGTCAAAGTCCCCGGCTATCATTCCGTGTGGCCGGACACGCTCAAAGATGATTGGGAGCGCTACTACGACATGCTGCACGCCCGCCGCCGCCGTCACTATGCGCTGCCGAAGCAGGTTGATTTTATGGAGGAAGTCATGCGCTGGCTGCGGTGGCTCAATGTGATCGAGCAGCGCGTGATCTGGGCGCGCGCCAACAACATCCCGTGGAAAATCATTGAGCACGACTTTAAAAGCAGCAAATCAACGCTCTGGCGGCACATGAGCATCGGCACTGGGCGGCTCGCAGGCATCCTCAATAACAATGATCCCGATGGCACCTACCAAGAAAAACTCCAGCGTTTCTAAGGTGTGCAGAGCATTTGAAACGCTGTTGCAACACCGTCTCAACACATTCCTTGAAACACTTTTTGCTGTTTTGGGGTATGATTTTTCTAGGCTGAGGAATTACGCGCTGAAAACCAGTGCTTCTCCGCTCAATCAACTTGACTACAGAAAACATAAGGTACTGTGAGGCGCAAAACCTATAGGGGCGAGGAACGCGCGGGACTTTTTTAGCGTCAGGGAAAAAATCTTGTTTACCCCTGCGCCGTAGTTTACCCCCATCTGAGGAAAAATATTGCCAAAAAACCACATGTCAAATACCGCTTACGCAAAGCACAGGGGCGTTACAAAGCAATATATCGGGCAGCTTGTTAAAAAGGGAATATTGCAAAAAACAAAAGATAGTTTACTTGACCCCGCCATTGCCGATCCGATTATGGATGCCTACCGCGAGCCAGCCAAGAAAACAGTTGCGGAAAAACAGCCCACCGCCCCGCAAGAAACATACGCACCAGCGCGCAGAACGATCAGCGTTGCCGAGCTGCCGACATTACTACTAAAAACCCGTATCAAAAGCGAAACGGAAAAAGCCAAACTGCTAGAGATCAAAGCCAAGGTCGAGGGCGGGAAATACATAGACCGTCACGAAGCCGAAGCAATAATATTTAAACGCCTGCGCCCAATCAGGGATAATCTACTCACCATCCCCGACCGCCTATCCGCAGAGCTAACCGCCTCGCAAGACCGCCATAACACGCACAAACTTCTCTATAACGAAATCGTCCGCATTCTAGATGATGCCACAAAACCTGTTTTGAAAAAGCGAAGTTAAGTGTGGATTGTCATTCCAAAACAGTGCTGTCCCTGTGCTCAGGGGCGGGCGGAATTGAGCTTGGCCTTAAATTTATCTACTTTTCAAAAAATCATCTGCGGATAAAGGCACACCAGCATCTTTTGTATTATTTTTGGTTTGACTATCTTTATCACCTATAAAATCTTCAGCTGAAACAGGAACGCCGCTGACATCTTTTGAAAAATTCTTTTTATTATCAGCATAGAGAATAGTCTCGACTTGAAAAGAAAACTGTATTTTTTCTTTAGGTGTTCTAGCGAGTTTAAGGTCTTCGTCGGAAAACTGATTTATATCAATGCTACCTTCATATAAGTAAGTGTTTCCTTTCAAAATGGGTTCATCTGAAGATAATCGCACAGTCTTAATTGTATCCCCGAAAATATCATCAAATACGGCTATTCCTTTTACGCCCCTTATGTCTTTATCGGACACATTATCGAATGCAATAGAGACTTGAACATACTTTTGACTGTAGTCACCCTGTACGGCTTTAATTGATTTAAGGGATACCTTTACAGCTTCATTCAATAATTTTTGATGTGTTTGCGACTTTCCTTCTTCCGCAAGTTTATCAACTAAATTTTCGTTATTTGTGAAATTGTTTTCAGTACCTCTGTAATTTCCGCTTTCTTTTTTCTTTCTTATTTCCTCTGCAATCTGAATAATTTCTGTTACAGATTTGCCATCAACTTTAGCTTGAAAAGCACCTTTGGTAACTTCCATATTTTGGCCCATAGCAGCCAAGTCCATCAAGTTGCTTACACCACTAAACATGATGATTTTCAACGCCTCTTGAAACTTTTCCTGTTCGTCTAGGTCGAGTTCCTTCATGACTTTGGCTATGCTTTTTTGCATACCTTCTTCACTTGAAGCATCAATACGCGGTTGGATATCACATGCAGTGATACTTAAAAGGACTACCAAAACTAAAATTATCTTTTTCATGACTATTCCAAAATAAACTTTTTCTGCATTCTATAAGAAGATTATTCAAAAGGCTATGATTTTCCAATAAATTTTATCCCTCTATAACCACAGACAAAAAATCATGAAAAACTTGAAAGTTGAATACCGCCCGCTGGACGGGTTGATCCCATATGCCAATAATGCGCGCACGCATTCGGATGAACAGATTGCCGAGATTGCGGCTTCCATTGCGGAGTTTGGGTTTGTGAATCCGATCTTGCTTGATGAAGGCGGTGTTATTATCGCCGGGCATGGGCGATTGCTGGCGGCGCGGAATTTGGGCATGAGCGAAGTGCCGACGATCCAGCTCGCGCATTTAAGCGAGACGCAGCGCAAGGCGCTCATCATTGCGGATAACCGGATTGCGCTCAATGCGGGTTGGGATGAAGAGCTGTTAAAGCTGGAGCTGGAATCTTTGCAGATGGATGATTTTGATCTGGAACTCCTCGGTTTTGATCCGGCGGAAATTGATGACTTGCTCTTTGGCGAAGATGACGCCGAAGAGGATGAAGAAGACATTCCCGAATTGCCGGAGGAGCCGATCAGCAAGCCCGGCGATGTGTGGATTTGCGGCGATCACCGCGTTCTGTGCGGCGATGCGACGGTTGTTACGGATATTGAAAAATTGATGAACGGGCAGCTCGCCGATATGGTTTTTACCGACCCGCCTTATAATGTTGATTACGGCAACACCGCCAAAGACAAACAGCGCAAAGCTTCAAAAGGTCGTGGGGGCAAAAACGCTGGGCGCACGATTATGAATGATAATCTCGGCGAGGCGTTTGAGCAATTTTTATACGATGCCATCAGCAATATGCTGATGGTGACCCGAAAAGATATTGGGGGCAGCCTTTATATTTGCATGTCCTCGTCAGAGCTGCACACACTACAAAGAGCGTTCATCACGGCTGGCGGAAAATGGTCGACTTTTATTGTCTGGGCGAAAAATACATTCACGCTGGGGCGCGCAGATTATCAGCGCCAGTACGAGCCGATCCTTTATGGTTGGAAAGAAGGCAATGACCGTTATTGGTGCGGGGCGCGCGATCAGGGCGATGTCTGGTTTGTGAACAAACCGCGCGTCAATGATCTCCACCCCACCATGAAGCCCGTGGAACTGGTGGAACGCGCCATCAAGAATTCCAGCAAGAGCAAGGATATCGTGCTCGATCCCTTCGGCGGCTCCGGCTCCACCCTCATTGCCTGTGAACGGCTGGGACGGCAATGCCGGACAAGTGAGCTGGATCCTAAATATGTGGACGTGATTGTGAAACGTTGGGAGGACGCTAATGGCAAAAAAGCGATTCATGCAGAGACAGGTCAGCCTTTTGATAAAAAGTGAGAACTAGGATCTTTGTGTTATGAAATTGATTTTTGTGTCAAAATAAATGTAAAAATAAGAAAGATATTTGAAATAGTCTTGATCTATTTAGGTTAAAAACCTATTCTTAACAAGAAAGTGATTGATTTGCCTATGACTTCTGCCCCTCAAAATAAAGATTATGTGTACAAGAAAGCGCCTGTTGTTGAGGTGATTGCTGAAGTTTTGTGGGAATTGAAGCCCATTTTGGGTGCTGATTTAGCATATGATCCTTTCCTCGATTTATTGTCAGAAACATTTTTTGAAGAAGCAAAAAAAAATGCCTTTGGTGTCGTGGAGCGTATTGTTCCCTCTCAGGTTCCCATTGAAATGCTAGCACATAAACCAGTGTTTCGTATTAGAAAACAAAAAGATCAATGGCCTCTTTATCAGCTTGGTCCTGGTATTTTTACAGCAAATATAACACCTTGTAGTGACAAACCTGAATATGAAGGGTGGAAATCTTTTACCCCAACATTAACGGACGGTATTGAATTGTTGTTTTCATCGTTTCCAAGTGCCGAAAAACACTTGAAACCGAAAGCCTTACGCCTTGTCTACATAAATGTTTTCGGTAAAGAACATGGATACGAAAACCAGAGACAGTTTTTAAAAGATGGTTTGGAATTCAATGTTGCTTTACCTGAGGCCCTCATTGAGGGGCATGTTGAGGGCGATGAAGTTTTGTCTGTTTCGGAGTTTATTTTTGATTTGAAAACTCTCAAGGGTAGCCAAGCATCGCTAAAAGTTGGCAAAGGAACACATAAAGATCAGGAAGCAATCATAGTTGAAAGCAGAATTACTAAAAAATTGGAAAGTTTACCAATTGGTAAAGATGATATTGTACAATGGTTCAGTGATGCTAGCACACAAAATAGAGCTATTTTTGAAAGCTATGTCACACAGAAAACACGAGAAACTTTTGGAATCATAAAGGATATTAAATAATGTCAGCATTAGCAGCAGAAAGGGCCTTTCAGTGGGGAATAGGAACTAGCGCTACAAGTGTTAGAATACGACCTATTCGAAAAGCAGGCTCTACGCTTGTTGCTGACGCACGATTTGATCAAAGAGGTGCAGAAGATTTTCGTGAGGGTATTGATAATATTATTTCACAATCAAATGCACTTTTACGACAAATGCTTTTTGCAAGACAACCCAAAGAAAATAATATTTCAACTCATATTTATAATCGTATTTGTGAAAGCCTTACACACAGTGAAGATGATTATAGTATTACCGAAAAAACAGCGTTATCTGCATTATCGTTGGCGTCTGATTTGATTAAAATTAGTGACGATATTGTTTGTTATCCTTCACCAGAAGATACAATTACCTTTGATCTTGTTTTGGATGATATGAGAGCAACTATTATTCATGGTAGAAGAAATACCTTAGTTATCTCTAGAGGGAATGATATGGAATGGGGCGATTTTGATAATACTCCCGATGAATTCCAAAAGTTAGTCGAAAAAATTAGTAATTTTAGAAAGGCATAAATTCCCGTGCCTAAAGCTACAGATACACAAGAAGTTAAAGACACTGAGCTAATAGGCCGTTCTTTGCACGGCAAGAAAGATAGTGAAGTTTTTTGTGATCGCGGCTTTATAAAATGGCAACAGTTTTACGACAGTCGATTAGATGAAAACTTGTCTGTTGATAGGATTGGCAATAAAAATATTGATCGTGGTAGTCTTCTTTACTTGTTACCTCTTGCAAAGAAAAGAATGGATAAACCTTTTAAGGGATGGGCTGTTATTCAAGTCAAAAAAATGAGAGCAGGAAAACGTAGTTTCAATATTATCCCTACGCCAATAAATGATGATGAAAACCCTGATAATTCAAATGAACTTCATGCCGATATAGACCGACAAGATTTTAGGAGTGAAACTCTGGCTTATACCCTAGCTGTAACTTTATCTCATCTGGTTTCAGAAATTACAAACCTATCGGATAATAAAAAAATCTCGAAAGACTCTGTTCCTGTTGTTTCTTAATGATCTTTATTTCTCTGAATTACCGCCCATTTTATAGAATGAATGCAAGACATAACAGAGAAAAGCGTGGTGGCGAGCGTATTACGTGCGCTGCGGCCCGATCCTATTTTGAGCGTTTCGCAATGGGCGGACGAGCACAGGCGGCTTTCGGGTAAGGCGGCGTCTGAACCGGGGCCATGGCGCACAGAGCGCACGCCGTATTTACGCGAGATTATGGATTGCCTGTCCTCCAGCTCGCCCATTCAGCGCGTGGTCTTTATGAAGGGCGCGCAAATCGGCGGGACTGAGGCGGGGAATAACTGGATTGGCTATGTGATCCATCATGCGCCGGGGCCGATGCTGGCGATTTTGCCGACGGTGGAAATGGCCAAGCGTAACTCTAAACAACGGCTTGAGCCGCTGATTGAGGAGAGCGATGTTATCCGTAAGCTCGTGCGTCCTGCCCGTGCGCGTGACAGCGGTAATACGATTTTGCAGAAAGATTTTCAGGGCGGCGTTCTTGTTCTGACTGGCGCTAACAGCGCGGCGGGATTGCGCTCCATGCCTGTTCGGTATCTGTTTTTGGATGAGGTTGATGCCTATCCCGGTGATGTCGATGGTGAGGGCGATCCGGTGGCTCTGGCCGAGGCGCGGACGCGGACTTTTGCGCGGCGTAAAATCTTTATTGTCAGCACGCCGACTATTCGCGGCACCTCGCGGATTGAGCGGGAATATGAGCTAAGCGATCAGCGTAAATATATGGTGCCATGCCCTGAATGCGGCGGGCTTCAATGGCTGAAATTCGAGCAGTTAAAATGGCCAAAGGGCGCGCCGGAAGAGGCTTTATATGAATGCGAACATTGCGAACACAAGATTGAGGAGCACCATAAAACTTGGATGCTGGCGGGTGGTTCTTGGGAGGCGCAAGCGGAAGGAAACGCGCGCACGGCTGGGTTTCATTTGTCTTCGCTTTATTCGCCCTATGGCTGGCGGTCATGGGCGCAAATTGCGCGGGCTTGGGTGGATGCACAAGGATCGTTTGCTGCGATAAAATCTTTTAAGAACACAGAATTGGGCGAGACATACGTGGAAACTGGCGAAGCGCCTGACTGGCAACGGCTTTATGAACGGCGTGAGGCCTACAAAATTGGCCATGTTCCGGCAGGCGGTATGTTTATTACCGCTGGCGCGGATGTCCAAAAAGACCGGATCGAGATTTCGATTTGGGCTTGGGGGCGGGGTAAGGAAAGCTGGCTGATTGATCATCGGATTTTGGAAGGTGACACAGGGCGCGAGGCGGTTTGGAACAAGTTGACGGTTTTTCTTGGCGAAACATGGGAGCATGAAAACGGCTTTGATCTGCCCTTGCGCAGATTGGCGGTGGATAGCGGTTATGCCACGCAAGAAGTTTATGCCTGGGCACGCAAGCAAAGCCAATCGCTGGTCATGGCGATTAAAGGCGTGGCGCGCGGGGCGGCTCTGGTGGGTTTGCCAAGTGCTGTGGAAATTACGGCGGGAGGTAAGAAATTAAAGCGCGGTTTGCGGGTGCGGCCTGTTGCGGGCGGCATTGCCAAACTGGAATTGTTCAATAATTTGCGCAAAGTTCCGCCGACCAAGGAAAGCGGTGAGGCGTATCCTGCGGGCTATGTTCACCTGCCGCAAGTCGATGAAGAATATTTAAAACAGCTCTGTTCGGAGCAACTGATTACCTCCAAAAACCGCCGTGGTTATGCTGTGCGTGAGTGGCAAAAAACCAGAGAACGCAATGAAGCGCTGGATTGCTACGTTTATGCGCGCGCGGCGGCGGCGGTCGAGGGGCTGGATCGTTTCGGAGATCGTCACTGGCGGGAGATGGAGCGCTCGCTGGGCGTTGATGATCCTGTTAATTCAACTGCGCCAACAAAGAATGAGAAACCAAAACCTGCGCCGCCTAAACCGAAGGGACGGCGCGCAAGAAGCAAAGGCATTAAATTATGAGCGAAACACTGGAAGACAAATTAACCCGCGTGCAAAGCGCCATTGCCGCCATCGAGACAGGCGGACAAAGCGTGTCATACGAAGGGCGTGCGGTGACCAAGGGAGACCTTAAAACGCTCTATGACCGTGAGAAATATCTGGAGGTGCGCCTTGCCCGCAAAAGCCGTGGCGGGATCCGTGTCCGCGCGGGAGTACCGCTATGAGCCGCAGGCGCATATCATTGCCAAAACCAACAACGCTGGATCGGTTCGTAGGCTGGGTTTCGCCCGAAGCAGGTGTGCGCCGTCTTAAGGCCAAAACCGTGATGGCGCTTTATGGTGGTTATACGGGCGCACGCAAGGATCGCAACCAGACCAAGGCGTGGCAAACGGTGGATGGCAGCGCCGATCAGGTGACCTTGCCCGATCTGCCGGAATTGCGCGAGCGTTCCCGCGATCTCATCCGTAACGCCCCGCTGGCAACGGGCGCGATTAATACGGTAGTGACCAATGTTGTCGGCACGGGCCTTAAAGTGCAATCGCGCATTGATCGTGATGTGCTTAAAAATGTGCTGGGTAATTCGGAAGAAGAATTCGAAGCCTTTGAACGCGCCG